AAGATGGATGGCGAGTTCAACATTGCAGGCGACAAGGTTAACCAATATCTCTTATTGGCCAGCTCCGCTGATGGCTCTCTGGCCACTCAGGCACGCCTCACCAGCGTCCGTGTTGTATGTAATAACACTTTGCAGTTGGCACAGCAAAAAGGCAAGGCCAACGTTAGCGTTCGTCACAACTCCATCTTCCGCCCCGAGGCCATCAAGGCCGAGTTGGCAAACAGCAACGAAACATTCCGTGTGTTCGAGCAAACGGCCAAGTTCTTGGCTTCAATCAAGGTTGGCTCCACACAGGCACAGGCCATCTTCACCAAGATTCTTGGCGGCGATGAAAAGAATCCTTCACGCGCAGCAGCCAGAGCATTGGCTCTTTTCGAAGGTGCAGGCATTGGCGCCGAGTTGGAATCAGCCAAAGGCACAGCATGGGGCGCTTTGAATGCAGTCACTCAGTTGATGGATTGGGAAACAGCTCGCACCGGCGATGCTCGGTTGGCTAACGCATGGTTTGGCGGCGGCGTCAATGTCAAGCAACAAACAGTTGATGCCCTTTTGGCCTTGTCATAATATTTTTAGGGGTACCTCATACGGCCCCTAAATTTGTTGTATAATTTAATCTCACGTTACTTGTCTACTTGTTTTTTTGATTATTGAAAGGTATTGTATGAACATCTTCTATCTACACCATTTGCCCAGCATTGCTGCAATCATGCATTGCGACAAGCATGTCGGCAAAATGCTTATCGAATCATGCCAGCTGCTTGCAACTGCGCATCACTTCTACGGCAATGGCGACAATGTATCTTATCGCCCCACGCATGCTAATCATCCCTCAGCCATCTGGGTTCGCGAATCACGGTTGCATTACAACTGGCTCAGCGACCTTGCACGTTTCCTTGGCCGTGAATTCAAGTACCGCTATGGCCATGGCCACAAAAGCAATGATGTACTACACGCCGAGCTTCTTGTGTGCCCCGAGGCCATGCTCATGCTTCCTACCAAGTTTGTGCCACCACATCTTGCTATGCCCGATGAATTCAAAAGCAACGACCATGTGCAGTCATATCGTCGTTACTACGCCAGCAAAGCTGCCACCATGCCGCTTGTGTACAACAAAGGCAAAGACCAACAGCCTATCTGGCTCCGCGACTTGCTCGCCGAAGTGGAGGCTGTATGACTAAAGCAGTAAGCATCCCTCTCACCGAGTTGCAGGAAATTTATCAAGGCATTGAGGCTTTTGTTCTTAATGTACCTGCTGATTCTACTGCCTTGGCATCATACAAAGAGCAATTGGAATTGCGTATGTCAGCAGCACGCGCCCTTGGCCACCTCAGTGCATACGTCATCTACACAACATCAGGAGCTACAAATGCAAATTGAATTTGAATATGAATTGGATCACTATGGCCTTGACAACTGGCAGGCCGAGTGGGGCAATGGCGACATTGAACGCAACATTGTGGTTATGTACAACACACTGTTGCCTGATACACGCTACGAGCAGGTAGATTTTGACTACCAAGTTTTGATGGATGATGTTAACATCACGGAATCATTGAACAAAGCTAACAAGCAGGCCTTTGAATCTTTGATGCACAAAGAACACTACGACCGCAAATACTAAGTATGCACATGACAAACTCAGAAAAAGTACTGGCCTTCCGTCGCAAGATGGGCCTGCCAGTCTCACCTACACCTACTCTGCTCACACCTGAGCAAGCCAGTTACTTTGCTCGCTTCATCATGGAAGAGCTCAGTGAATACCTTCGTGCTTGCGAGGAGAATAGCCTTGTCGACGCCGCTGATGCTTTGGTTGATCTTACCTACGTCACCATGGGCTGTGCCCATGCTATGGGTCTGCCGTTTGACCAGCTTTTTAATGTGGTGCACGAAGCCAATATGAACAAAGAACCAGCCAATGACTACATCAGGTCGTTGCGCGGCTCACAATACGACGTTGTCAAACCTATGGGTTGGCAAGCCCCTGAGGCCATGATGTTGGCCATCATTCAAACAGAACAGCAAAAGGCAAAGCCATGAACATCAAAGAATTGATCGACGATTATGTCGCAACCAAGAACGAGCGTGAAGAGCTCTCATCTAAAATCAAAGACATGACGGCCAAGCTTGGTCGCCTTGAAGGTGACATTATGGCTCTTATGTCAGATGCTGGCCTTAGCCAAGCTGCGTCTGATAAAGCGTCATGCTCTATGAAAATGACAAAGCACCCTGCCATCAAAGATTGGCAAGCTTTTTATGGTTATGTTGCTGAGACTGGCCAATTCGAATTGCTGCATAAGCGGCTTTCCTCAACAGCCTTCCGTGAGCGGTGGGAAGCTGGTGAGGCCATCCCCGGGACCGAAGCATCTGAGGTCTGGGAACTTACCGTTCGTCGTAAATAACTTCTTGTTTAACTAAGGATCCTTATGTCTAAAAATCAAATCGCGTTGTTTGAAGATCAACTTGCCGCTTTGGCTATTGAATCGGTCAAGGCCGAGCAAAGCAGCCTCGCCACTGCATTTCTTTCCACCAAGGGGGGTAACCTCACGTACCGTGGTGATGTAATCACTGGCAACAAGCTGGCCTGCGTCGTATTGGCAGCTCCCATTGAGCGTCTGTACTACAGCAGCCGTTATGACCCCACTAAGGTCACAGGCCCTGATTGCTTTGCCATCAGCGCAACGGCAACAGGCATGGCGCCATCATCTGCTTCACCTGCAGTTCAGCATACAACCTGCGAAGGCTGTCCTAAGAATGAGTGGGGCTCTGCACCTAATGGTGGTAAGGGTAAGGCTTGCCGTGAAACACGTCGCCTGCTTTTGATTCCTGCTGATAGCATTGGCAGTGTTGATGCTGTTAAGTCCGCTGAAGTTGCTGCATTGCGTCCACCCGTTACTAGTTTAAAGAACTACGCAACATACGCGCAAACACTTGCTGCTACGTTAAAGCGCCCACCGCTTGGTGTAGTCAGTGAGGTGGCAGTTGCACCAGATGCCAAGACACAGTTTAAGGTAGTTTTCAACATGGTCAAAGCCATTGAAGATACTGCTGTCATTGGCGCACTAATTGAGCGTGCCAAGGCTGAAGTGCAAAAGGCAATTGAGTCAGCTGGTGCTATCAATGATGAAGTTGATGCCGCCCCTGCAGTTGAAGGCAGTTCAAAGTACTAAGGATTCGGGGGGAAAGCCGTGCAAAGGCTTTTGAAAGCTTGCAGACGAGCGGTTAGTACCCCCACCTTTATTATGAAACCTGTTTATCTTGATTTTGAAACAATGGCCATTGGCCCACGGCCGGATTATCCTCCGGTGCCAGTTGGCTTGGCCGTCTACGACCCTGAAGGTGAATACCCAGATGGCTACCACGCCTTTGGCCACCTCACAGGTAATAACACAACACAAGCTGCTGTTAAAGCTATGATGGAGATGATCTATGATAGTGGAAGAGATATTTGCTTTCATAACGCTATGTTTGATCTTGATGTTGCTGAGACGCATTTGGATATACCCATCCCACAGGACACCACTTGTGTACATGATACTCTTATACTTGCTTTTTTGCACGATCCACACGTTCAGTCCTTATCTCTAAAAGACTTGGTTGTCACTTGGAACTTGGATACCCCTAATGAAAGGGATGAGCTAAAGGAGTGGATCCTTGCTAATGTTGATGAGGCACGTCGTAAAAAGTCTACATGGGGCGCATACATTTCCCGTGGCCCCGTGGAATTAGTAGGCAAGTACGCCGCAGCTGACGTACGGCTTACAAGCAAGCTTTACGAATATCTTATTGAGCAGGTTTTACCCGCACAGCAGGAGGCTTACCACCGTGAGGTGGCTTTGATTCCAATGTTACTTGAAAACTCCCGGTTAGGTGTAAGGGTTGATCGAGTCGGTTTGCAAAAAGCAAAAGAGCAAGCAGTAATAGATATTGAAAAGTGTAATGTTTGGGTTCGCGCATTGTTAGGTTCTCCTGAATTGAATCTTGATAGCGATAAAGAGCTGGTCAATAGTATTTATCCCACAGAATACTGGTTGAAAGATAATGGGTGGCCTACCACGGATAAAGGCCAGCCTAGAGCCGACAAGGAAACCTTTGAAGAACTAATCACACATGCGGAGTTAAAAGATGTCCTCAGATATAGAGCCAACCTATCAACATGTTTGTCAACTTTCATTGAGCCCTGGTTACAAGCTTCTGCATCTACAGGTAGAATCTACACAAACTGGAACAGTGTACGAGGTGAACGTGGGGGTACACGAACCGGCCGACTCTCCTCAACACCCAACTTTCAAAATGCGCCTGTCCGTTATCCGAAAGTTACCCTCCCCCCTGCTTTGGAAGTTGCACCCCTCCCGCTCATCCGCAGCTTCATCTTAGCCGATGAAGGGCATAAGCTAATTGCATGTGACTTCAACGCTCAAGAGTTGCGTATCTTTGCGCACTTTGAAGGTGGTGATTTGATGAAGCAATACCAAGCAGATGCTCGTGCTGACCTGCACACCTACGCAGCCAAGATGATGACCGAGGCCAGCGGCCGTGAGGTGTCAAGGACTTACTCCAAAGGCGTGTCATTTGCTATTCTCTACGGCGCTGGGCCTAAGAAAAT